AAGTACATGCTCTATAATAAACTCTTATTCAAAAACACTTTAGGGGAAACATTTCCGGAGATTTTAGACCTTTTTATCCGTTCCCGGTATATCAAAAATAGTCATCTGTCCTATCATTGGCTCATCCTTTAGGATGTTCCCTATCTGTTTTGTTGTCAGATTATACTTCTCTGCAAGCTCCTTTGAGTTGTATCCGTTCCACTCTTTCTTGATACGCCTGTTTCTTGCCGGAGCTATGATGTTCTCTGTCTTTGGAAAATAGAGCTCATCTCCTTTGGCATACTCACTAAGCTCAATGAACTTCTCAATCCCTATGATGTCCACCACAGGGCGGTAGCTCTCTGAAATATCCTCTAATGTGGTCTCTTCAATGAGGGCTCTTGTTAGTTCATCTGCTACCATTATAGCCTCCTTCCTACTATTATGAGGCTTTCTTGGTGTATGAGAGGCTTATCCATCCGGCTCCGGACTTCAATCTGCCCCATCCATTCTTTTCCTCCACAATAGTGTACTTGTTCTTCTTTCCTGTCACTTCACGGATGGCTCCTACTACACTGTATCCTGTTCCTGCACCGGAGCGGATGTTCAGTACATCACATGTGGTTGTGATGAGATACGGTGTGAATGTTGTGCCTGTGGATGCAGCTACCTTCTTGGTGTATGAGAGGCTTATCCATCCGGCTCCGGACTTCAATCTGCCCCATCCGTTCTTTTCCTCCACAATGGTGTACTTGTTCTTCTTTCCTGCCACTTCACGGATAGCTCCTACCACCTTGTTATCCGTTCCTGCACCGGAGCGGATGTTCAGCACATCACATGTGGTTGTGATGAGATACTCCTTGAAGTCATCATCCTTCTTGGTCTCATCCGGCTTCGGACTTCCATCTCCTGCCTGACTGCTTCCGGTTTCCTTAATTGCATCCAGTATCTTCAGTATCTTTTCACCATATCCAGCTCCTGCCGCCCATCCTTTGCTCTTCGGGTTCTCCTGTATTCCAAGATACTCCACATAAGGAGCACATCCACGGGATACAAGGTCAAAGCGTTGGTCAACACATTCCTGCTTCAGCTTCGTTGTATTGGCGTATGCCTTGAGGTGTTGTATCTGTGCCCGGATGCCAAGCTGTGGCGTTTTGAAACTGTTTCCTGTCTCTCCGTTCTGTGTCACTCCCATACCACAGAAATTATTCTGTGAGAGCTCCACAGCACTTCCGGAGAAGGTGAAGTTGCCTGTCTCAAGACAGCTCTGTGCAAATGCAATGTCACCACGGATATTCTCCGCTTCACCTTCAGACAGATACAGAGGTATCATATCAAGTACGCTCTGTGCAACGCTGCCATTCTTTGCCTTGATGTATGCTGTCATCTGCTCCGCTGTAGCTTCAGATTTTCCGGTTATCTTGGTCATGCTGTCCTTCTGCTCTGTCCCTCCTGAAATAGCTTTCTTGAAGGCATCCCATGTGTGCTTTGTCGAATTATACACATACGGATTAGGACATATCTTTCCGGTCACATCATGGTGACGGATAACATTGGAAGCAGGAACTCCATACTTCTGCATCAGATACTTAGTCAGTTCAATGGCAGCATTGACAGTTGCCTCTTCAAAGTACCAATCCTTGCTTTCCGCTGACTGACTTCCTTTGTTGCGGACACACATCTCAATGCCTATAGAGTTGCTATTCCTGCACTCTGCATGTTTATAGCTGCTTGCTCCACAGTGCCATGCAATGTCCTCATCCTCAACACTCTGCCATACCTCTCCATTAAAGCCTACAAAGTAGTGTGCTGATGCTCCAAGATACTTACTTGCATAATACTTACAATTTGCCTCTGCTCCTCCAAGAGCCCCTACATAATGGATAACAATGTACTTGATACGCCCTGCGTTATCCTTATTTGTGAAATTGTACGGGGTCAGGAGCTTCTCAATCTTTGGTGCTGCCATTTCTACACACTCTCCTCTCCAAAAAATCCCATGCTGTCAGGGTCTAAACTATTGCGGAACTCTTTGAGTTCCTCTTCCGTCATGTTGCTCACTTTCTCCTGAAGCTCTGCTCTCTGCTCCGGAGTTATGTCCTTGGTGTATTCACTAAGGATGTCCTTGCTCTGTTCTGCCATGATTAGTCCTCCTTTTCCGTGTCATCATAGTCTAATGTGATGGATGTCTTGGTCTCCACAAAGATGCTCTTCCGGATGCCCTCAATGATGGCATCAATCATCTCTTCCGGAAGAAAAGCTTTGATGAGTTCCCCGTTCTTGATACGGTAGATGTACCACAGCTCCACGTCAAAGTCCGGAACTGTTTCCCCTTCAGGAACCAATACAGAGATGAGAGTCTCCTTGTCCTTCTCAAACTCTCCCTTCAGTTTCTTCAGGAGGAGCTTCTTCTGCTTGTCATCCGGCTTGATGCTCATTTCATCAAGGAACTCCTCAAGTGTGGTCTCAAAGGTGTAGTCACCTGTGAAGATTGCCTTCATAGCCTTCTCAAATTTGCTGTCAAATTTGTAGGTTGTCTTGGTCTCCTCTTTGACCTTCATCTTGTATACTCCCTCACCCACAAGCTCCTTCAGCTTGTCCGGGTTCAGGATGTCAAGGCTCATGCTGTCTGTGATGGCAGCACTACCCTCATCACCGTAAAACTTCACATACTTCACATTGTGGTCTTCCATGATAGCCAATCCTCTAGCCTGAAGCTCCGCCTTGTAGCTGTTCATCATAGCCCGGCTCTTCTTCTGTTCACGGTCAAGCCACACACATGCTCCAATGAGCTGTTCATTGGTCATGCTCTTCACTGTCTGCTGTTCCATTACTGTCCTCCTCCTAACTTCTCAAATGCTTTTGTTGCACAGGCTTCACAGATACCCTTCCCATGAAACTCATGCACATCCTCTGTCGTTCCGCAAAAATTACAACGGAGCGTGTACGGTTTTATTCTGATTTCACCCTGATGCTCTTCCACAATCATAGGGTCTTTTGGCTCAATGCCAAGTTCTCTCCTCATTGCCACCGGGATACTGATTGACCCGTGGCTTGTCATCTTCTTGTAAGCTGTACTCATTTGTCTGCTCCTTTCTAGGCATCCAAGATGTCCTTGATATAGTTGTACTGGTCAACCAACTTGTACTCATGCTCACCCTTTTCCCTGACCTCTTCAGAGAACTCACGGAGCCTGATGGCAAGCTTCAGAACTTTGGCAGCTCCTACAGCCTCAAGTGAGGCTCTTGAGCTCATCCCTTCTCTCTGACAAAGCATGTAGGAGATGGCATCCATGAGGTAATGCTCCCATATAAAGCAGTCACTACTTCTGCCATTCCACTCTTCCCTTGCTTCATCAATGAACTTCTTCCGGTTCAGCTTCGGCTTATCCGGAGGAAGCACCCCTTTGTCCTGCATCCTCTTCTTGAGCTCTGCCCTTGCCTGCTTCTCCTTATTGGTCAACCGTTTATTCTTCGCCACTATATACCACTCCTTCCTCTTATGAGCTGTCATCCGGGTCAAGTTTTCCTGCCCGGAGCTGTTCCTCTAGCGTTTCCATTGCAGCAAGATGGATGTCAAGCATGTTGTTCTTCACATCATCCATATCCAGTCCACGCTTCAGACCTTCCATGCCAACGAACACCTGAAGGAAGCCTGCTATCTGTGCCAACTCCTCAACACTGATGTCCTGTCCCTCAAAGTTGACCTTGTCATCCCTGACTGTCACTATTAGCTTGCAATCCCTCATCCTGCTCCTCCTTCTCCTTCTGCCTCTTCAACATACTCTTCAGAGCTTCAATGAGCTTTGAGCATTGCTGATAGTTCAGCCACTCAACCGCACTGACACCAAACATCTTCTGACACATTCCATTGACCCTTGCAGGCTTGTCCCATCCAAGCTCTTGTGTGAGCTTGTATATCTTCTTCCGTTGGTTCCCTGTGACTTCACTTCCGCTGTATCGGTTCCTTCCACGCTCTGACTTCTTAGCAGAGTCCTTCATGTTACCAAGTACACGGATGACAGTCTGAAGCTCCCTTTTGTTGAGAGCCTTGATACTGTCCTTTCCTGTATGTGCCTGAACAAGAAGATGCAGCTCCTCATCCGTGAGCTTCAGCTCCGGACTCTTGGCAATCCCCCACACCCTCTTGATACTTGGCTGTGATGTATTTCCTGCCATACTATCCTCTCTTTCTCTTATCGTTCCCATTCTCAATGACTCCGCCTCTTGCATACTGCGTCAGGAATGTAGGTATCTGTATATCCTTTCTAGGCTCCGGGATAGTATCTGCACACAGATTGATGTCACAGTATCCATGCTCATTGATTGCTTCATATACGCTCTTCATAATATGTTGAGCAATCTGCTCTTCCTTCTCTCCACTAAGTGCAATCTTAATCTCCTTCATAGAACTCTCTCCTTCCTACAACATCATCATGTTGGATGCTTCACTCACAATCTTCATGGTTATACGGGTCTCACCCTTCTGCTTCAGGATACGGAGCACGTTGTTGAGCGTTCTGTCCAACAGACGGAAGCATCCGCTTTGTGTGTTGGTTGCCCGGCTTATCATCTCACCCATGGCAGCCTCATCCACCTCATATCCTTCAAGGTAGTCAACTACTTCATTCTTTGACAGTCCCTTCAGCTTGTAGTAGAAGTCCATCCTGTTAGCAAACCGGGCAAGATTGCCCTTCAGCTCTGTCTCAAGTCTCGGCTCTCCTGCTATGACAATGCCTACATTCGACTGGTCAAAGATACCACGGAGTATCTCCATCTTCTTCTGTGTGTACTTGTTGATGAGCTTGTCTGCCTCATCAATGATGAGTAGGAACCCTTCATTGGTATTGAAAAACTCACGGATGCGGTTGACTCTGCTCCATATCGTTCCACCGTAACCCTTTGGGAGTCCTATACCGTTCTCAATGGCTTCCACCAAGTCCCGGCAAGCCATTGTGTCATCACACTCAATGTATGCCACCCTTGGAAGCTCTGCATATTTCTTCAGGGCGTGTGTCTTTCCCTGACCGGACTTTCCAACGATTATCCCAAGCCCCATGTACTCCTGACATGCCTGACACACACCAATGGTCTGCACAAAGTCTCTGCTCTCAAAGAACTCCACCTTCTTCTTGAGTGTGCCTGCTCCTGTAGGTACGCTGTTCTCCGGTTCCTGACCTTCAGCAACGCCTCCGGTAGCGGCAAGAAACTCTCTGACCTTCTTCTCAAGCTCTGTAGGGTCACTTGCATACTTCCCATTGAGGTACTGACTAAGTGCTGCTCTTGAGTAGTTCATCTTGAGAGCTGCCTCTGCCTTCGTCATCTTCATCTCCGCCAGTCTCTCATTCATCTGCTCTGCCAATGTCTTCTCTGTTTTGTAGGTATTCAATGCTTCCATGTTTACAACCTTCCTTTCCTTCAACCTTATTTCATATTTTCCAAGTACGCCGCCGCAATCGAAAATGCCAACCACGCCAATTCAACCAATGCTATAACTGCCATAACCACAAGGGCAGCTCCAATCAATATCATCCTGACCATATCATCCTCCTATAGCTCTAAGCTTCTTGAGGGCGTTTTCTGCCTGCCTGCTCATGTATTCGCTGTCCGCTTCAGGCTCTTCTCTCTTCTCGGCTCTGAAGCCCTGCTGATAGGTTCTGTCTGTAGGTATCGTGATGACCTTTGCAGCCTTCTCCTGCTTCTTTCCACCTATCATCAGCTCAATACCACCTGTAGTCTCATTGAAGCCAACATACTGCTCATTGAGTTCCTCAAACGGTCTCCTTGCCTCTTCAAGTCTTTCCCGGTCACGCTTCTGCTGTCTCTTCTGCATCTTCAGGTGCTCCTCAAGAGCTTTCTGTGTAACCTTCGGAGCTATCTGAAGAAGCTCCTGACAATATGCTTCACAGATACGCTTGCCCTTTTGGTCAAAGACATACAGGACAGCCATATCATCCGGGTCATACTTGATGTCAACCTTCCGCCCGATATAGTCACAAAGCTCATCAGAGCGGTACTCATATCCCCACTTGGTAATGCCAATGTTACGGACAAGCACGTTCTCTGACTTCATCATCAGCATGGTTGCATAGCTCTTAGGCGGTGCCGCCTTGAAGTATCTGTCCTCATTCATAAAGCAGTCATAAGGCTTCTTATAAGTCTCTCCCATCTTCTTCAGTCCGGAGTGTTCCGTGTGCATGTAGACCGTTGTGAGCCATTCATGCCACTTCTCATAGAACTCTTCCAGTGTCAGGAGTTCTCCTCTCTCAAGCATCCGCTTGATGTCCTTATCCACCTTGTCAGAGGTCTTTGAGCCTGTCAGTGTTCCGGTGTATGACTTCATCCAACGTGTGAACTTATTGCACACGGTACGGAAGAACCTCTCAATCTGACCTTTGCTCCATGGCTCATAAGGAAGAGCCCTGTGGTCATCCTTGATGCCTATACTCTTGTAGAAGCCCATTGTCTCATTGTCAAAGTTCATGCCGCTCCGGTCATTCCTGTCTCTTCCTGTCATGGTCTTGGCTGTGTAGTCCTTACCATTGTCTATGTAGAGATACTCCGGAACTCCGCCCGGCTCTGAATATATCATTTTGAGTAGGCTCTGCTTCAGGATGTCAGAGTTGGCATCCTTGCACATCACATCTCCCATGATGACCCT